CGGCTGTGTACGCGATCCCCGAGGTTGCCGCGGCGAACTGGCCGGCGGATGCCGTCTCGTAGACGCGGGGGGAGATGGCCGACCACGACGCGTCGAAGTCGGCGGTCATCCCCGCCCACAGGCTCTCGACGGCGCGCGCGGTGCCGACGGAGATGGCCTGCTGGTCCTGGTAGTGGCTAACGGCCGCCCGCGGGAGCGTCATCGGTGACCTCCGTCTGGTCGTTCACCGGTGCGGGTGCCGTGCTGTCCTGGAACGACCGCGCGGCGCGGGCCATCTGGTTGTCCCAGACCTCGTCCTCGGCGTGTTCGACCCAGGTGTCGACCTTCTGGTTCGTCGCGCCGGGGAGCATCTTCCAGGCGTCCCGTTTCGGGAACCCGGAGCCGATGAGCTTCACGATGCCGTCGACGATCTGGGCGAACGATTTCGCCTCGGCGTCGGCGTAGTTCATCTCGGCGTCGGGGAAGTCACTGTCGAGGCCCATGCACTTCGCGCCGCGGCGGAAGATGCCCTCGTTGCCCTCGGCCCCGATGAGCTGGATCTCCTTGACCAGCGCGGCGAGCGTGGACTCTGCGCCGGCGAGCGCGTCACCGGACAGGTTCGACATGCGGGACAGGAGGTACTGCGGCGGGATCTGGCCGGTGGCGAAGAACTGCGTCAGGAACTCGCCGAGCACCTTGATGTAGTTGTCCAGGTTGGATTCCGGGAGGTCGAAGACCTTCGTCGCTTCGCCGGGGAAGACGAGCATGCGGTCCACGCCGACGCGGCCCGGGGTTGCGAGCACCGGGACGGGGAGCCCGTCGCCGTCGAGGAACAGGCTCCCGTCGCCGTTCTTCCGGTAGACGGGCGCCCCATCCTTATCGCGCACGACGGGATCGAAGCCGGACACGGCGCGCTGCCGGAACGCGGAGAACTGCATCGCGAGGAGCGTGTTGAACCGGATCGTGTTGATGGCGTCCTGCTGCGGGATGAGCGGATCCATCGGCGAGCGGACCTGCCCGCGGCTGTCCGGGCGGTAGTCGAACGGCTGGAACGGGTTCTCCCCCATCGGGTGAGTGCCCTCGGCGACGACCTCGAATGTCGCGCTGCCGGTGCGCCCGCCGCGCTCAAGGCGCAGCATGCCCTCGTCGTCGTACACAACGGCGATCGTGCGCGTCGTGCCGCTCAGGCCGAAGGGCAGGATGAGCTGCCCGGTGGCGGCGCTGTAGTCGGTGACCGTCCAGACCTTGACCGTCCAGTCGTGAGTGAACGGGTCGTCGTCGGAGGGGTGCAGGTACACGAGCTCGTTCGACTCAGGGCGGACGATCGGCTGCGAGCGGTTGGCCTTGTTGGGCCAGACCGACATGAGGCCGCGACCGTGCTTCATCATGTCCTGGTAGGGGTTCTGCTGGCGCGCGTCGAGCTTGTTCCGCTGCCACACGTCGCGCCACAGCGCCTTGTCCAGGTCGTCGCTCTTGTGCGTCGAGAACGACTCCCCGCGGAGGCGCTGCACTGGCGCCCCCACGGCGAGAGCGATCCAGTTCGCGACGGCCTGCTTGCGCAGGTCGAGGTACTCCTCGTTCACCCCGACAGGGGCGAAGGGGAGATCGTGCTCGCCGCGGTCGTACCGCTCCCGCTTCTCGACCTGCGGACGGCTCTTGGTGAGCTCGTCTAGAGCAATGCGGATCCGCTGCCGGGCAACATCGACGTTCACGCGTTCCCCTCTCAGTTGAATCCGTACATGGCGTGCGAGATGTTCGCGGCCTTCTTGGTCTTCTCTTCGAACCCGGCTGCGAGGGAGTCCATCGCCGCCTCGTGGCAGAGGACGCTCGACATGGCGAAGTCGATCTTGCGGTGGTCCTCGCCGATGGGTTTGCCGAGGATGTAGCGACGAACGCAGGTGAGCGGGTCCATCTCGCGCGTGCGGATGACGGCGTTCTTCATGTGCGTGCGCACGTCCTGGTCGCCGTCGTGATGGAAGGCTGATTCCTCGTTGGCGAGGTCGGTCTTCATCCGCTCGAGCGCGGCGTGCATCGGGACGATGCGGGTGGTGTTCCACTTCACGAAGACGCCCTCGCCGAACTCCGCCGCGAGCGTGTCCGCCTCCGACGTCCACATGAACGGGTCCATGTAGACCCGCACGAAGCGGAAGTACTGGGCGAGCTCGCGGAACGCGGCCATGACCTCGCCGCGCGGGATTGTGCCGCCGAAGTCCCCCGGCTTCCACTGCGTCTTCCGGTTCGCCGCCCCGTAGGTGGGGGTGAACTGGAACATGTCAGGGAGGGTCTGCAGGCGCAGGCCGGTGAAGTCGTCGTTGTCGGAACCGTCGAATCCGCCGGCGACGGGCGTGCGCCGCTCGACGACGCGGGCGAGCGTCCCGAGCTTGGGGCCTTTGCTCTCCCAGAGGCCGTCCTCGAGGTACTTCCCCGACCCGGCGCGGACGCGGTTTCCGAAGAACCGTTCCGCCTGGGAGGGGTCGCGCTTCATGAGCTTCCGCGCGAGCGCCTCGATCGAGTCGAGGTTGACCCACCAGGACCCCTCGTAGGCGTACTCGTGGATGAGGCGCCGCTCCTCAAGCACGTCGTATCGGAGGGGCTTGCCGTCCGTGCCGCGGAGGTACTTGTCCGGGTCGCGGTAGAACACGAAGACGTCGGGCTCCTGGGCCTCGTACATCATCTGCGCGTAGGACTCCTCGGAGGGATCCCACGCGTTCGTGGTGAGGTGAGTGCGCCCGCCCATGCCGGCCGCGCCGCGCGCCTGCGTGTCCGCGACGTCGACCATCTTGTTCGACTTCGTGTAGAGGCCCGCCTCGTCCTGCTCGGCGTCCGAGATTGGGTTGCCGAGGCGGGAGCGGGCGGAGGACGTCACAACGTCGATGCGGTCGAGGTCGTCGCTCTCGGACAGGCCGAGGATGCGAATGAATCCCTCGCGAACAGCGAGAAGGTGCTTGAGCGGGCCGAGGTTGATCATGCCGCGGAGCGGCTTGTAGATGTTGTCGGCCTGCTCGGCGGAGTTCGCGGTGATCTGGATGAGCGGCGACGGGTGCCGCATCCCCATCGGCTCTCCGGCCTGGTACACGTAGGCGTCGGCGGGGTCTTCGCCCCACCCGCACGGGCAGCCGTGGTCGGCGCAGAGGTACACCTCGCCACCCTTGGCCCACCCCGCGAAGACGGAGGGCCCGCACGCCTCGAATGCGACCTGCGACGCCGAGTACGGGCCCTTCCCCGTCTTCTGCGGGGCGACGATGAGGGTGGTCTGGTAGAAGAACGCCTGGTTGAGCGTCGGAGGGTTGTTCTCGTCGACGTCCTCGGGAGCGACGAACGCGGCATCCGGGCGGACGCGGTATCGGTTGGCGTGACACCAGAACTGCCAATCGGCCATCTTGAACGCGCGGCCGCGGGTGAACCCGTCGGGGAGGCGACAGTGCCGGCTGATCCACGCGTCACCGAGGTCGCCCAGGGTTGGGAAGTCGACGACGAACTCAGACGCCTCCACCGACGGCCCTCAGGCGTCGCTGCGGAGCGGGCGCCGCGGACACATCCGCCGGGGTGCTCTCGCGCCGCGCGGCGACCTCGTCCTTGGCGATCGCCCAGCCGTTCTCCCGCATCCCGGCGGGCGTCAGGCCGATCTGATCGCGGTAGCGGTGCAGCTGCCCGACGAGAGCAGCCGACGCGGACGGGTCGAGCTCGATGACAACCTTGAGGCGGCAGTACTCGGCGACGACGGGCCAGCGCCACGACTCCATCGACCAGGCGCACGCCTGCGGGGTCGTCCACGCCTCGGCCCAGACCTGAGCCTCGCGATCGCGGAACGAACCGGTGCCGCCATCGTCGACGTCCTTGTGCTTCTCGCGATCGGCGCCCGACCCTTCCCAGTACTCGACGAACAAAACGATGGGCTCGAGCGGGAACTCCGGGACGGGTCCCTGGTATCCCTCGCTCGGCAGCGCCTCGAGCTTGTAGCCGCGGCGCTCAGAACGCCCGGACTGGGGGTCAGGCTGGGGACCAGACCGGTTACGAGATCCACCCTTAGGCATGGCGCACCTGCCGTTCTGCAGCGTTGCGCCGCATCGTCGGGACCGGCCTTGCGCCGGCGCATCCCGAAAGTTCTGAACCCTCCGCACCATGGAGACCCATCTCCGGCGGTTCCTTGGGGGTCCGACCTTCGCCGGGGTACCCCCCTGGGGTATGGGTCGGATCAGGTGAGGGCTGGGGGTTCGATTGGGGTTGCTCGTCGTCGTCCTCGGAGGTGGGCGATGGTGTCATTGCGACTCCACCAACCTGCTGCGCGGAGAGCTTGCGAGCGGGCTTGCTGTGCTCTCAAGGAGTTGCACCGCAGGCAGGAGGGGACGAGGTTGGTGATCCTGTTGTCGGAGCCGATGCCGTTGAGGTGGTCGGGGACGAGGGCGTTGCGCTTCTCGTCGGCGTTCCACGTGATGGGCTTGTGGCACCAGTGGCAGGCGTGGGTGCCTGGGCCTATGGCGTCGTAGAGGACCACCCTGTGCACGTACATGCGTCCACTCGGTGGGGCGAGTGGATGGGTCGGTGCCATGACGGTGCGGTAGTCGCGGCCGTGGCTGACACTGGGGGTGTGCGCGTTGCGCGCGGATTTCCCGGTGGAGCCGTGCCGGTACTGCCGGTGGT